AAGGTGTTGATATTGTTATACAAGATAGTGGAGTACAATTTGATCATCCAGAATTTATAGATAATTTAGGAAACAATAGATGTGTATCGTTTGATTGGTATTCAACTGGAGTATCAGGATCATTAAATGCAAATTTTTATAGAGATTATGACGGGCATGGTACGCACTGTGCAGGAATAGTTGCAGGTAAAACATATGGTTTTGCAAAAAAAGCTAGAATATTCAGCCAAAAGCTATCAGGACTAGAAGGTGCAGGAGATACTGGTACAGGTATGCCTATACTAGATAGTTTTGATGCAATTAGGTTATGGCATGCTAGTAAACCTGTTCAACCTAATGGATACAAAAGACCAACAGTAGTAAACATGAGTTGGGGCTACTATAGTGAGGTAACAGGAAATCCAACAGGTGGTACATATAGAGGCACAAGCTGGACTTACGGAGTTGATTATACAACAAGAACTGGGTTATGGGCAGGCACTGGTGTAGTTCCAGAATTAGCGGCACTGAGTGCTTCAAGAATGCCTAATCGTGTCACAGCAGTAGATGCTGAAGTTGAAGATTTAATTGCAGGCGGAGTGCATGTTGTTATTGCCGCAGGAAATGATTATTATAAAGGTGATTTGTCTACAGGCACTGACTACAATAATTCAGTAGTATATGGAGGTTTAACATATTTCTATCATAGAGGAAGTAGTCCACATAGTGATAATTCACTTATGGTTGGAAATATTGATACAGGAGTTCAAAATGATCAAGATAAAACATATCAAAGTTCAAGTAGAGGCCCAAGAGTAAATATATGGGCTCCAGGAACAAATATTTTTTCATGTGTAAGTACAACAAATGTTTATAGTGGACTTGACTATCCTTCAAATACTAATTTTAAGATAGCAAAATTAAACGGAACAAGTTTTGCGGCTCCTCAAGTAGCTGGTGTTTCAGCACTTATAGCTGGTGCTAACCCACAGATTACTCCAGCTCAACTAAAATCACAGATTACAGCAGACGCAAAAAGTGTAATTTACGATACAGCTAGTGACAGCGATTATGACCAATTTGGAACAAGCCTACTAGGTGCAGATAATAAAATGTTGTTTAATAAATATGGTAGACAACCTTTTATATTTAAAAATATAGGATTAGGATAATAAAATGGCGGCAAATGGAATTTCAACTTTGACTCTAAAAAGAACAAGACAAGACACAAAACTTGCAAAAGCAGAAGCAAAAAGACAAGGTAAAGTTGTAGCTAAAAATGGCACAGTATCAGGTTCAGCAGATCCTAGTAAACCTTATTATAGATCTGCAAACACCTTAGATGCATCATTACTTCCAACAAGATATAATGCATCCAGTAATACTGGTGCTCTTGTTGACAATGCTGGCACGCTACAACAAGGTAGGCCGTGGACATAAGGAGTAACATATGGCAATAAATTTTCCAAATAGTCCTTCAGTAAGTGATACACATGTTGTAGGTGGCACAACATGGCAGTGGGACGGCACAGCTTGGAATATTGTTGGTAATTCAATTGAAGCAAACAAATTTACAAGTGTAACAGGTGATACAGGAAGTATTGTTGCAGATGCAACTGCTGATACATTTAAGGTAGCAGGTGGCACAGATATCTCAACATCTATTACAGGCGATGTGCTAACAGTAAACTTTACTGGAGCATCTGGAGGCACTACACAAAATTTATTTGAAACATTTACAGCTGATCAAGGAAGCACAACTGCTAATACTACCACAGATACTTTAACTATTGCTGGTGGTACAAATCTATCTACAGTAATAGCAACAGATTCAGACATTGTTACTATTAATATGGATTCTTTTCCAATTAATTTTTTAAGTGACGTTGACACATCATCTAATCCACCTAATGTAGGCCAAGTTTTAAAATGGGATGGAGCAAAGTGGGCACCTGGTGCAGATGCAACCTCAGGAGGAGCAGGTACTGATGCAGATACACTTGACGGGTTTGATAGTCAATACTTCTTAAATTATAATAATTTGCAAAATACTCCAGCTGTGTTAACGTTATCAAGTTTAAGTGTTGGTGTAGAAAATACACCTGCAGGAAATGGTGCTATAAGTTATGATAACACAACTGGGGAATTTAAATTTACACCACCAACAGCCGCAGGCTTAGGAGCATTAACCGCGGAAGTTAACGACCTTTCATCAGCAGTTACATGGGCAAATGTACCAGATGCAAATATTACACAAAGTTCAGTTACCCAACATCAAGCGGCTTTAAGTATAACAGAAAGCCAAATAAGCGATTTACAAAGTTATTTGACATCTGTATCAGCAAGTGATCTTAGTGCAATTAGTATAGACGCACTAAGTGATGTAGATACAACAACATCTGCACCTAGTAGCAATGATGTATTAGCTTGGGATGGAGCTAAATGGGCACCTAGTTCAGCCGCAGGTGGAGGTGATGCTAACCAGAATGCATTTAGTAACATAGCTGTTGCAGGTCAAAATACTATACAAGCAGATACCACTACTGATACACTTAATCTAATAGGGTCGGGAGGTATAAACATCACAACTAATGACAGTTCAGATACTGTTACAATAGGATTTACAGCAACTGGTTTAAACTTTAACACCTTACAAGATGCTAATTCTGCTAGTTTAAATGTTGCATTAATTTATGAACCAGCAATAGCAATGCTTAGGGTATCAGCAGTAGGACAATCGGCCTACTTATTCAATTCGCATTATTCAGGAAACAACCCAACAATTTATGCACTTGCAGGAACTACTATTGCTTTTGATTTAAGTAGTGCAGGATCACATCCTTTTGAAATACAAGATCCAACTTCAAATCCGTACAATGTAGGATTGGTTTATGTTGACAGTTCAGGAGGCGTACAAACAGGAAGTAATGCACAAGGTAAAGATAGCGGTGTTTTATATTGGCGTATTCCTGAGTCAATTAGTGGAAATTATAGATATCAATGCACAGCACATCCTGCTATGGTAGGTGCAATTACAATTAAAAGATTATCAGTAATTTAAGTTTTAACAGATAACAGGCTTTGTACTTCAGATCTTAAACGTACAATTTTTTCTCTATCATCAGAAGCAAGGTTAGGTCTAATAAATCCACCCGCTCTAGAATCATGCTGTTGGTCTATTGATTCTGCTACACGCAATATTTCTTTGCATAATTTTAAAACTTTTTCTTGTATGTTTTTATTAGGTTGAGATCTAGCAGTTTTTTTGAAACCTTCTATTTCTACTCTAAGCGTACTAGCATGTGTTAATTTATTCAGCACTTTTATTCTCCGGATTTATTGGTTTTGCAGGTATAACAATATGTGTATCGCTTCCTGCATTATTATTTACCTCAGAAACAGAGCTATTATCTACTAGAGCTTCTAAAGAACAAGGTATTAATGGAGGAGCATGAAATACACTACCTTCTGACATTTCTTGATCATATATTTGTCCTGTAGATGTATCTATATATCTTAACTTAAATTTACCTGTATTAACAAAGTAATGTTTCTCTTTTTCTTTGTGATAGTGTAAAGGAGTTTTATTTCCAGCTTTTTCAAATACTAATATTTTACCTTGGTAATTTGCTGTTGATGCCCAAAGTAAATCATAACCGTAATCTGTTTTAATTGAATTGTTTGCCATTGATTTTATTTTCCAAGTTTAATCCTTTTATGTTTTGATACCAAGAATGTAATCCCCAAGTGCCATATTCTGTGTCATTACTACTAGATTTAAATTCTTTGTCTACTAATCGATTCATAATCTTACTTTTGCTTGATTTTACAGTATTGAAAAATTCAGCAAATTCTGTATCATAAAACACTCTATTTTTATATAATTTATTTGCTTTGTCCTGTGCGTTTATCCAAAAATGAGTGTCGTATTTACTGCCTGCAAGATAATGTAAATTTATCATATTTTCTACTTGTTTTAACTTCAATGTGTAGACATTGTTTATATAGTCTAAAGAGTCGTTTACTCCTAACACATACCCTGCACAAAGTTTACTAACCATTATCATAGAACTGATAGAAGTAGCTTCTAATGGCTCCAAAAAGAAACTTGCGTTCCCATTATATCCTATATGATCTTCAAAATTTGTATTTCTATAATAATTTTTAAAACTAAAGGCATTTGTTGTTTCGCTAGGTTGTAAATTAAATTCTTCAAAAATATTTTTTACATCTTCTTTTACTTCTTCTAAAGAATTTATTTTATTATTGTACATATATCCTATACTACATCTATTTTGTAATGGTATCCCCCATACCCAACCATATGGTCTAGCGACAGTTAAAGTATAATCAAACTTTGGTTCTGGCCAAAAACATTGAGTAACATAAACACTATTGACTGGTATGTATTCAGTTAGATTATAATCTTCGTATGACTTAGGTTTGCCCGAGCAATCTAGTACATAGTCACTGTCATTATTGTGTGTATCTTTATTACCTTGTATAATTTTTACATTAGGATAATTTTCTTTAATTTTTTGTTCTATAAAATCCTGTAATTTTAATGCGTTGAAATGAATTGCAACATTGGGTGTCATAAATCTATGCGTATAATCACAACCTGTAGTTGTATATCCTATTTTTCTTATTCCATTTTTATAATTACCGTCAATGTGTTTTAAGTCAGGCCATCCAAATCCTAAACTTTCTCCTAACATGTTTACAACATCTAAAGTAGTTCCTTCTCCTACAGCTTGTGGATTAATTTCAGGATCGTATATCCATTCTATTTCTAAATCATGGTAGTTAGATATATTAGCAATATTTGCAACTGAAATACAACCTGCTGTGCCTTTGCCTATGACTGTAATCTTTTTCATACTAAATCTATTAATTTGAATACTGTTTCTAGTTTAGTTAAATTAACTTTATTTGAAAGTGTGTTTCTCAAACCTTGGTGTAATGGTTTTGGCCATTTATTAAATGATACCCAAGCATAACCATTGTGTTCAATATTTAAACTTGGTATAAATTCATCTTCTATTACACAAAGATATGTATGGAATTTAAATTTACTATCATTACTAATGAATGTTTCAAGGGGTATAGTTTTGATAATAGATGTTTCGCCTATTTCTTCTTTTATTTCTCGTTGCAATGCTGACCACGGTGTTTCTTTGTCTTCATTAGTGCCACCAACAAGTCCCCATAGGTCTTTTTGTTTGCCTTGCGTTCTATGTAGAAATAAAAAACGCTTTGATTTTTTGGCGTAGAATAATGCACCACTACAGATAATTTCTTTCATATAACTAATTATCTTAGAATTTTATACGCCAGGTTCCTTGTGGATACTCACCTTCAAATGCAAGTAGCCATTCACCTTTTTCAAATTTGTATTGTATTCCTGTATTTAGATTTGTGGTATAGACTGTAGTATTAGCATTACTGCTAGAATCAAATACTATATGCCATTTAGACCCATCCCATTCTACTATATCATTAGCTCCTGCAATAAAGTCTGTACCATCTGCATTTTTCCATGCATCAGCACCATCAGTATTAATAGCATCACCAATAGACTCGTCAAGTAACAGTATTCGTGTACCTGTGGTTTTTAAAGATAACGGATTTGTTTTAGAAGGATCAATTATAAAGTTTATCTTTGTATTATCACCTGTAGGCCCAGTTATAACAGTGTCTGTTGGTAATGTATCTGGATCCCAATTGACTGTAAGCATATATTCGTTTAATGGATTAATTGTAACAGTACCACTTATTTCATTAGTCAAATCAGAGCGTTTCAATCTTAACTCTGTTATTCCTGATTGATATGTTTCAGTAAATGCTTCCATCCAACCCGGCCATGCAATTTTTCCTTCCACACCATTTTCTACTAATTGTGCTGTATTGTTTAATACTAATAAATCGTAATTTTTATACGTTGTGGTTTGTAAACTAGTAGTTTGAGATTTTTCTTTATCAAGAACAAATTCATTTACAACATTTCCATTTTCATCTATAGAAACTTTTGCTTTAGTAGTTGCTTCAGGTCGTGCAGTATCAGCAAATGCTAATTGTTCTGGCATAGATAAATGTAAATTAATTGTTCCTTTGGATTCGTCAAATATACTTGTAACAATATTTGTAACAACACCAAGTTTTTTAACTTTTGTAGGTGGTGAAATATAAATTGGGGAACTAAAACCTAATGTAGCTACGTCTATTTCACTTTCTGTTCCCATTGGAATACTTCTACTGCTAAAATTTACGGTTTCTAAATTTAAAACTGACAAACTTGTCCAATCAACATAGTTATCTGTAGTCTGTATTTCTAAACTGGGATTAAACAGCATCATTATTTGTTCCATAATCTGCAATTTTTGATCTGTATTTGTTGACCAAACATCTACGTTTACTGTTAAATTATAGGGAGTGGGCATTAGTCTTTCGACAGTATAATTTTTACCTTTAGTGTTTAAGTATTCTTTTCCTGATTCATCATACGCTCTTTCTCTTAAATTTAATTTATTAACATAACTACTGTCTGCTAATCTGTTACGATCTAATTCTAAGCCAGTAATGTATACAGCCATCCTTGGCGCAGAAGGAATAGTATTTTCACTGTTTTTGTTTATAATAGAAGCTACCTGCCTAGTCATATCACCATACATAACAGGTATCTCTACAAGTTTTGCTTGGTTATCTTTATAAGAAAAATTACTAAACAATCTTACAATTTGTGTAATATATCTTCTTATTTGTCCATCATAAAAGTGTTGCATGTTTAGTTATCCGTCTTAGGTCTTAGAGCTTTGCTCAAACTTTGTCTTTCTTGTACTGATTCATCTGCTATTGTATTTGTTTGTACATTATTAATGAAACTAGTTTTTTGTGTATTACGTGTATCGGTATTAGTCATTGTCATTCTGACTTTATCTTCCATCTTGACCCATCTACGGCCATCATATCTAAATAATCTATTAGGTAACATGTCTGTCCTCAAAAAATAATCGCCTTCTACTTGTCCTGTTGGAAAACTTATACCATGTCCAAATGCTTCACCGTTTGGTGCTATACCATCTCCTACTAAATATCCGTCGTAGCCTTTACGTTTAGGAGTTTGTGTAACTCTATCTGCAAGTTCATTTGCAGTACTAGCATCTAATTCACTAGTATCAGTTGTTACAATATCTATAGTGCCATCTTCTTTAGTTGCAACAGTATATAAATGACTTGTTTCATATCCACTTTGTTTGGTGTCTGCTTCAGCTTGTTTTACAACAGCATCATTAATTTCTTTTTGCTTGTTGTAATTACTCATTAAATCTCTAAGAGTATCACCACCTGGATTTTCTTCTTCAGCAGGTTTATCTAAAATATCTTTAAATTCCTGGCTATCTACTATTTGCTTTAGTTTTAATCTATAAAGATGTGGATACCAAGTAGGACTATAACCTTCCGAAGCACGACTGACTTCTTCAACAACATAATATCTTTTCATAGAAGTTGTAAAATCGCCTAATGCGTATTCATCTCTTAAATGTGGGAGTTCAATTACGTCTCCGCTAATAAATTTTCTACCCAGAGTTTTCACTGAGTTATTAATATGAACAGTCATAAAAAGTGTATCATTAGCTAAGAATAATCCAAACTGCGATAAATTAAAATCAATATCTTGGACATTAT